AAGTATAGATTCCTTGTCATGTAATTTTTCTATTTGATCTACTTTCTTTTCAATCTTATCTATAATTTTTTCTGTTTTCATTTTATCTCCTATGGTGTTCCAGCTTGATATTCGTACATACACCTAATAGTCATTCTGATACCACCTACAGGAAATAAAGAACCCTCGTCAGTTTCTACTTGAACGACTTCTGTATCAAGTGCATTACCTGATCGAGTAATATCAGATTCTAAAGCTGTTTCAATAGCTGTTATTAGCTGATTTCTTTTAGTATCAATATTATCTTCTGCACCTTTAACAAAACCTAATACAACAAAATCAATAGTACCATGTCTAGTTTTAGCACCAGTTCCAAGTTCACTATCATCTCTATTTTCTTCTGATGTTTGTACTATGACTGCTGGATATTGTTGTGCTGATAATTCATCTAATATAAATGGTTGTCTTGTAGCTTTTCTTATTGTTATAGGGCTAGTGATCCCTGAGATAGTGGATAGTAAATTAGATGCGATATTTTCTCTAACACTCATAATCTTGCTTTCTTAAATTCTCTTGCAACAAATCTATTAAATTGTTTTGCAATTATTTTCTCTGTTCTATCATTAAATCCAAAAAATTCACGCTTTGTTTTACCTAATACTTGGTTAAAAAATGCTCTTTCTCTCATTTCAGAATTACTAAATGCTACTGTAATTTTATTAGTGCCTGTTTTTTTTATAGTTTTAGCAGATGGAGTTAATGCACCTAACATACGGCCAGAGTAAAATAAATCTACTGCTGTTGGCTTTCCCTCTCTAGTTAATTTTTTTAAATATTCTTGTGAGTAAGGTTTAAAAGGTACATCTCTAAAATCTATACCTTTTTTTGTTTTAGTTCTAATTATATCTAATAATTGAAACCCAGCTTGTAATAAACCTTTTTCAAATATGGTTCTAAATCTTTTTTGTATTCTGGTAAATCTTTTTTCAATTAACTTAGCATTAGTTTTGATTTTAATGTCTAACGCCATTATCTAGTCAATCTTCTAAATCCGTGTAAAGGTTCTCTTTCGTTTGCAACAATAGTTCCTGATGAATCGACATCATATTCAACACCATCTTCTAATATCATTCTCCATTCAATATTGTATTGGCTCATATAATATTCTGCCATTCTTTCAAATCTATCTTTTTCTGTCTCTGGTCTAAATTTAGATAATGCTGGTAAATAGAATCTACCAAGAAATAAATAAACACCAGCTCTTTCAAACTGATCTAAATTTACTTTTGTATTTACCATTTCTGCTGTGTTTAAAACTGTAATATCAGTAAATATATTTGTTTTATATACAGGCCACCATTCTACTCTTAGCTGTCTAAGAATATCATTTGTAGTTTGAGCTAAGAAATTAGTTGTTTCAGTAGCAGTAGTAGATATGCCAAAGTCAAAAGCATCTGGTTGATATTTTAAAACATCAGATGTTGTAATGACATTTGCACCCGTATAATTAGCCATAAATTACTTCCAAATAAGCCAAGCAATAACAATAACTGCTGGGATAGAATACATAGGATTATTTTTCGCTTTTACCCAAACCCACTTAGTCCATTTTCTTGCTTTAAACCAAATCAATTGATTCATTTCTTTTTCCTTGTTTTTCTCTTTTTAGTTTTTAGTTTTACAACCTTTGTTTCATTCTCAAAAGTTTTATCAACATCATTTGTACTTACTTCTTTTATAACATCTTGAACGGGTTTAAAACCTCTAAAATCCCATTTTGCTTTATTGTTTTCGTAATCTACAAGTGATCTCTCTATAATTTTATTATTTCTTTGAAGTTTGATTGTTTTGACTATTTCTGCTTTTACTTTCAACATAATATCTCCTTTAAACTCGTGGGGATTTCTCCCCACAAGTAATTAGTCATTATTGAATTGATGAGTCGTGATGTAACTCTACTCCGTATGAGTCGTGGATTTCTCCAACGCCATATACAGCAGTAGCAACAATCTCGTCAGCTCTAAGAGAAGCATCTCTTTGAGTTTCAATTTTAAGACCTTGCATTTCCGCTAAAGCGATTGCATCTCTGTGGAACGCACCACCTTTGTAGTCACCAGCATTACCAGTATTAGACATATTTGAAGTTTCAAATACATTCATACCAGCTAAAGAACCTACAAAACCACTTCTTAGAGCTTCGTTAGCTAAGTCATTTGGATTTGCGTTTGCAAAAGTATTAGTTAAATTTGCTTTAAGATCAAAAGCGATTTTAGGGTGTAGTACAACTGCACACTCATTGATGTTAAGTGCGTTTTCTCTTAATGTTGATAGTGCATTAAAGATAGCCGCCGCATTGATTGCAGATGTTCCATCTCCTACCGCAGATGAGAAACCATCAAATAATGCGATAAGATCTTGGTCTTGTTTTTTTGCAATTGCTTCACCAAATAATCTACCAATGTCTGCCGCAACATTTCTTGGAGCCGCATTTCTTGCTAAATCTGTTAGTGTAGTCATAACTCCAACTTCTGATGCAGTTATTGTTTGACTAGATGGGTTAATTGCTGTGTTAGACAAATCAGTTGCTTCATTGACTGCCGCCGCAGATACTGCCGCATAGATCGGCACTTCTACTGCTTTTCCACCACCAGTAATCGCATAATTTCTTACAAGATTTCTCATGATAGATTGCTCTGATGCAACGAATTGTGCTTCTGCTACTATCTCTGTGTATAGTTCCGATAGCGTAGAACTTGTGCTTTCGTTTGCCATTTTATTTACCTATTAAGTTTATTTGTTTAAGTTAATTTCTATCGCACCAGCATCACGCTTTTTACGATACTCTGCATATTTAGCACGATCCTCTGGTTTTGATAAATCTAAGTCCTGAATATTGAAAGGTTTTACAGTTTTCCCCTCGACAGCACTCTGGCTTCCTGATCCAGACAAAGACCCTTTACGGAAATGTGGGTTTGCGTCTAAAAACTCATTAACTTTTTCTTCAACAGATAAGAGTTCACCTTTTGAGTTATATCGTACATTAGAATTATTATCAAGTATCTCAACCCTATTATCATCAGTTAGTCTTATCTGATCTTTAACCAAAGCAACAACCTGACTAGGTGATACAGCATTGTTTTGAGATGCAACGGCCATAATAGTATTATCTATTCTTTCTTTTTTAATCTCATTTTTATATTTTAAAATTTCACTATCTTTTTGTGAAATTCTTTCTTGCATCAGCTTTTCTAGTTCTTGTTTTGATTTAGCCTCTTGTATTTGTTTTTCTTTTAAAGCTTCTTCTTCTTTTGCTTTTATTTCATCAAGCTGTCTTTGATGTTTTTTCTGTTCAGAGTCCAATCTTGATTTTATAATATTATCAAGTTGTTCTTGTGTGAAAGTCATCTCTTTAGCTTTTGTTTCTACTGTTTCAGGTGCAGTTGTAGTCTCTGCTTGTTGATTTTGAGGTTCAACAACCTTATTTTCCTCAGACATATTTCTCCTATATTATTAGTTCGCCTTTATCGTCATACCAATCAGGATTGACGTAAGACCATTGATGACGGCAATTGTAACCACCTCGAACAACTAAAGGATTGCCAGATTTTTTTCCTGACCAACTTCTTCTTGTCCAAAGGTCTTTGACTTCATCAATTGTAAAAAGTCCACCTTTTCGTTTATCGTATACTCCATTTAAAACATTTCTGCAAATTTCTCTAGTGGTAGGTATTATATCTCCATAATACTTTACAAAAGTTAAACCAGCATCATTAGCTTTATTAAAGTTTAAGGTAGCGTCAAAGTCTCGTAAAGAGTCGTTTAATATCTGACCAGCGTATCTTTTCATATTCTCACCAGCACGATCTCTTGAAAATTTAGATTGTAATGTTTGTATAGCTTTATCAACTTGTGGTTTTAAAGATTTATTAAATTTATTATCGTTTATATAATCTATTAATTTCTGTGCTTCTGCATCATCTGAACTAGCATATATTCCATTTATTGTTTGTCTTAATTCTTTTTCTAGTTCAGCAAAGTCATTTCCAACTAAAGTATTTTGATAAACCTTTTCTGATAATCGTCTTGTAAAAGTGTTTGATACATCTTTAAATTGTGTAAAATATTGTTGCTTTAGATTTTGTACTAAAGCTAAATCACCTTTTGTAAGTTCTTGAAACTCAGGTGGTATATTACCTATTAGCTTAAATGCTTTCTCAATTCTTTTTGCTTGTTTGTTAAAACCTTGTCTAACAACTTGATCTGCAAAAGGTAAATACTCACGATCTAATATAGCTTTAATTTTTGGTCTGATAGCAATAGCCGCTTGTAGTTCTATTAGCTTTCCTTGTTGTCTTGGTAAATCTGTATCTGCTAATCTAATAACATCTCTTTCAATTCTGTCTAATGCTTTTGTAAGTGTTTTGTAATAGTTGGCTTCTGCAATTTCTATTTGCTTAATACGATAAACAGTTGCATCTTTTACTTTGTCTGCCATTCATTAAATCTGCTCTTGCTCTACTTCTTGATCTTCTTGTTGTGGTTCGT